CGTTATACACACCCATACCAGCACCAGTAGTAGCTTGAGCAGCTTTTTCTGCTGCGCTTGCTGCTTTACCCAACTCAGCAGCGTTAGACGCTAACCCTTTTGCGTAAGCACCTGCACCTGCTGTAATACCTGCTGTAGCAAAAGATTTAGCGACATCTTCAAGATCGCCCCCAGTAGCGGCAGTTGTTAGTCCAGAAGCAGTGCCGTACGCTAAACCCGTACCGAGAGCACCCGGAGTAGCCGCACCCGCAGCAACACCCGCACCGCCGCCGCCAAATAAACCAGAGCCAGCTAGAAACTGACCACCGTATACAGAAGCTGCAATAATAGCTGCCATCTTTATAGCGTCTTGTACTGAGCTATCTTTAACTTCTTTGGTGCGGATTTCAGCGTAAGCCATTGGGTCGTACAGATACGACGAGCCGTCCTTTGTTTGTCGTGCAGGGGTTACATCATACTTTGCATAAAGAGACTGAAGCATTGGGTCACGCTTGTACGCTTCCATCAAAGCATCTTGGTAGCCTAGTCCTTCAGTTGCCTGTAAGTACGGTATCTGTTCTTTTAATATGGGTCTAACTAACGACTGAAACTCAGATAGTTCTGCGGCATTAGAGCTAGTATGTGACTTTAAGTTACCACCAAACTTTCTAGTTTCGGCTCCCACAGGTGTGATGTCATAGCCATAGTGGTCGCTAAGAACTGCGGATGTACCTTCTATACCGTCTATCTCAGCAATACTGCCGTAAGCACTTCTAGTGTCTTTTATGTTAGTAACTGTTTTAAAACCTTTTAGGTACTCAGGTACACCTCCTACATAAGAACGGTATTCCTCGTCTCCAATGTTACGTGTTGGGCTGTAATCTACTTGGCCCCCACCAACACCACCTTCACCGCCAATTACGTCTATTACATTTAACCCCGGAATAGACCCAAAGGCTTTCTCGTAAGCATCGTCGTAGTAGTTATCTACATCATCTACGTCGTTAATTTTTTTGTAATCAGCACCGCCAGAAACTATGTTGTCTCTGTAGTTTTGTAACCCAGAAAAATCAGAATCTGAACTTAGGAATGGGTTTACTTTTTCAGCAGCTAACCTACGTTTATTATCTGAAATGTATTTTAAAGGGGCTTCTCTTCTATCGTTGGCACTGTCTATAGCTGCGGCGGTGGGGGTAGGCGCAACAGGTGCAACAGGTTTTGGAGCAACATAATCTATGCCCGTACCAGCTACGCGGTTATCAGTTATAGCGGGTTTAGGTGCTACAGGTGCGGGTCTAGGTGTAGCTTTTGGCCCAAAACTAGGTGTAGATGGCCCTCCTCGATACGGGGTAGGCGCAGGTCTAGATGCTACAGCTTTAGTAGGAGTAGGTGCAGTTGTAGGAGCAGGTACGCCACCAATTCCAGATTGGTACTGCGCTATACGCCTTTGTAATTCAGCTTGATCTAACCCACCTAACCCTAAACTTCCTAGCCCTATGTTTCCTACGTTCATTACGACACCTCTAAGAAACTAGCTACAACGTGTAACCTGTTAGCAGTGGCGGCAGTAACCTTGATAATTTCTGATTCTTCAATAACCAGAGGTTCAGTAAGAAACTCTACAGTGCCATTAGCGCCTACGGCCTTAACTTTAAACACGCTAAACACCGCAGCGGCGGCATCTGTAATAGTGACCGTTAAAGTATCTGCATTACCTGAGTCTTCAGACACAAGAATGGACTTCATAATAGCGGTAGTTGCAGTAGGGCACGTATACAACACAGTCGCATTAGTGGTGGTAAGGTCTACCTTTGCATTTTTATAGTTATGCGCCATTAGCTAAAGAACCACCCTGCGGTTTCGGCTTGCGGTGACGTACTAGCATCTCGTAAGCCTTTATCCAATTGGTCAAAGTATATACGTAAAGTAGCATTAAACTGGTCAAAGTCCGCCTGATTATACTGAGCAGGAGGATTCGGCAATGTAGGAGAAACAAAGTCTATATTGTATTTTGTATTGTCTACAGGCATTACCGTCTCCCGTCTGGACGCATATCAATGCGTGGAGAACCTAACTGCCAAGCTACCCCTGTATCAGTAGACTGTACTTTTATAGCCATCTGCCTACCACGTACTCGCACGTTTATCTGATCTGTAAATACTTCTACTGGGACAGATGCCGTACGAGTTACAGATGCAGCGTTTACGCCACCTTCAGAAAGCGGGTTGTTAAACCCAGACCCAGCAGATTGCAGGGGTAGTAGAGACATTTCCACACTAGGGCTGTCTGCGGTAGACCCGTCAAACGACATGTCTGGTAACATCTTATGTACAAATACAAATTGATGCCCGTCTTCTAAGTCAAACTGCGCTGATGATATATAAGAGTCTATGGCTACTACGCTACTACCCTCGTTATTGTCTAAACCATCTTCGTGGTTGACTAGATTATTGGTGTAAGTAGAGGCAATAGGGAAATCTCGTACACCTGAGTCTACCCACGCGGTGCGTGCTAGAGTGCCGAAATACCAAATATCTTGATCGTAGTTGTATATGACGTACTTATCTACCAAAGTAGAACTACCGGAGCAGTAGAACCACCATATCTCACCAAAACTTTCGTTTAAGCCAGTAAACACCTGTGCATATTGTTCGGTATTTAGGTCGTTGAATATGTATTTTTTAAGGTCGCAGCGTAGGGTTTGGACTCGCCCATCGTACTTGTAGAAGTTACCTACACCCATCCAGTAGGACACGCCGTTAACGTATATAGCAGAGTTCCTAGATGCTATAGACAGGTTGTCCCCCACCAACTGCGCTCCCCACACTACAGGTGCGCCTACATACTTCATTGTATATAGGGCTGTATCAGTCCATATAAGAACTTCTTGGCGTGCTTGTATGCCCGTAACTATCTCAGACCCACGCGATAATCGTAGATCACCTGCTTGGTTTGTAGATGTAGGTGTCCAGTTAAGAGCACTTTCTTGGTCTGACCACCTAATAAGCATGGGATCTATTGTGGTAGTGCCCAGCGCATTAGTCCCAAGGAAAAATACAAACCTGTTTATATCGGATACAAGAATATGGTTCTGTATAACAGGTGCTGTAGAACCACTTATACCGGACAACAAAACTGCACGGGTAGTTAACCCATCTTCGGACTGATCCCAGAAGAAAGCTGCGCCGGTTCTTGGGCCAAATACAAGGTCTTCACCAAAGTTAGCTTGGCTCCAAGTACGGAAGGAATCAGTAGAAGTACCGCCTGTGCCCCATACTCCATCACCCCACGTACTAGCACCCCACCCTACAAGTGGTTCTGAAGTTTCTGGGCCGGTATTAATTTGGTATCTAGCAGTAACAGTTCCGCCGCCTGTAGCAGATGAAGATGCCGCAGAGGTAAAAGTTATAGTGTATGTATTAGCATTAGGAGTTTTAGTAATTTGGAACTCACCTACTACAGTAATGCCGCCTACCGCAGCACCCCCACTAAACGTAACAAAGTCTCCATCAATGTACCCGCCATTAGAATCTGCGACAGTTACAGTAGTAGACCCAGATACAGTGGTAAACGGGTTGGTCAAGGTGACAGTTGCACGTTCTGGAGTTATGTCATAGTAAGCACCACCGCTTTCTATATAGAATTTAAGATTGGTGCCTATACCTAAGTACCTACTGCCACCTAACGTAACCCATGAAAACAAAGATCTAGCTATACCAAGAAACGTAGCTTCAGACAAACGAGTCCACCCACCTATTTTTTCGGGCGTGCCTTGCCTAAAACGTACTTTATCGCAGTCATACCAACCGCCTTCACTGGTGTATACAGTATTTTCGCGGTTAACTCCGGGTTTTAGTACTAACTTCTTTAACGGCATTACTGGTACACACCTGTACGGATCATTTCGGTTACCTCAATGGCACGATTACCTACCTGTTGGCTCCACTTGCTGTCCATGAATTCATCAGCAGCAATGTCAAACTGCTCACGGGACATAGCCTCTAGCGCCTTAACAAAGCCCCGTAAACGAGTCTGGCCCAGATTAAATGAGATGTCCACCAAGGCATCTTGTCGCGCTTCGTTCATTGCAGGGAACCAGAAGTATGAATCCGTTAACTCTTCCCGTACCCGCTTGATGTCATTGTTTAGCAGGTAGTCAATCTCATCATCAGACAGGCCAAGACCGGACTCGCTAATATTTCTACCCACCGCAATCGTTTCATAATTTGCGGAGCACATATAAACTTTAGACCGCACACCTTCGTGGCGTTTAAGCATCTTAATTAAATCGCTCATTACCTCTCCCTAGCTACGGAGTTAACCTTCTCGTAGCTTCTCATTGCGCCCAATCCAAGCATCCCCATCATAACGGGAACAAGCAGTGTTGTATCTATTTCAGGTAGGTCTACCCAGATGCCAAGAATGTTAGCAATAATGGTATTGTAGAGTAAGCCCAGCGAACAAACCCACCCGATACTTGGCCTCCAGCCAGCAACAAATAACGACTTATGTGCAGCTTCGGTCTTGTTTACGTCTAGTTGACCCTTCATAAGTTCTTGGGCATGTCGTTCTGACATCGTAGCAATCTCATGGGCCAAGGCATTCTTCTGATCCTTGTCTTCTATAAACTTATCAAGTAGCCCTGTGACCGGCCCTACTAACGATGCGACGATGCTCATATTTTAGTACCAGAGTTTAGTGTTTGGAGAGACTGATTTAGGAACGCAGTACGCTGAGATTCCTTTCTGCGATCCCCGCCTTTGATCTGGCGAAGTCGCTCCACTCTCAACGTAGTAGGCTGCACGATTACAAGTTATGGCGTTTGCAAACAACCAGTTAGATGAGTTGGGTAGCTGCTCACCCTCAACAATCACAATTAATAAAAAAGCTAAAATCATCTATTTGTTAACCACGCCAATAAACCTCCAACAGTTGCTGGAACCAGCACTAGGACTACCATAAAGATCAAAGCGTACTGCGTCATTTGCGCTCTAAACTTTCGCCTA